TAGTTTAGTATGTTACCCCAATTAATTAGTTTACGTTGACATTGGGGTATTATAGTAATTAGTTTAATTCTAGTAGTTCTTAATTAAGTCGTCGAATCCACCTGTCATGAGTCCAAGGAAGTCGCCTTTCTTGATCTTCTCATCGAATTCCGCCTTCTTATCTTCAGTTGGTGCTGCTACTGCCATCTTCTGGGCAGCTGCTTTAACCTTCTTCCGATTAGTTTTAACGGTCTTCTTAACTTCGTTCTTCGCTTTTATGTTGAATGCAGTTCGTACTTCGTTACTAATTCGTTCGAATGTCTCTTCGACCATATCAGGAGTAACAGTATCATATGCACTTAATTCTTTTTTGGCTTCGCCCCACAGCATGTTGTTCAATCGGTACTCTGCCTTTGGATCTCCGAGTTCGTTATCGAAGTTATACTTAAAGAATACCGGATTAGCTATGCCTGTTTGTTTGGCTTCAGCTGCCTCTTGTCGTTCCTTCTCGGCATTATCCAGTTGCTTCTGGAGTTCGACCTTCTGGCGTTCCACTTCGCGCATCCGCTTCGTATGCTCTTGGTTAGATAGGTACATCGATTTCTCGTTGTCCGTCATACCACTAAGCATATTCTGTTCTTCTGCCCACTCTCGGAACTTCGACTCAAGGGTATTGCCCGTAATCGCCTCGAAAAGATCCGCATGATCGTCTTTGATTTCCTCAAGATAGTCCATGGTTTCTTTTAACTCGGTGTATTTACCGGACACGTCGTCGAGTTGAGTCTTAAACTCATCTCTTTCGCTCTGCCACTGCCTGGCTCCTGCTGCCATTGCCGTGACTCTTTTGATTTTCTCTCGGTCGCTATAGTCAACTTTGACTTTCTTTCCGCCTGCATTGATCCATTCGATATCCTCGACCGACGTCTCGGAGTCGTCTTCATCACTACCTGCTTCCATGTCCGTGAGATCATCACTAGGTTCATCGTTAACATCGACATTGTCGTTGCCATCAACTTCCTCGGTTCCCATATCAAGTTCCTCAACATCCGTCGATGCTTCAGCTTCAACACTGGGGGACGGCTCCGGTCCAAATAAATTACCGATTTCCGATTGAGCCTCACTACTTAGACTGTCTAATTTGATTGACATCCTAATTCCTTTCTACCTGTCTGTAATGATAAGGTATATTAAAGTTTAACATACTTGACGCCAAATGTCAAGTATTTTCTTTGTTTTGCACGATGTTGTACCTACATCATGGGTGCCACTCCGGCTGGTGCTCCGGGAGCTGGGGCTGGGGCTGGACCAGCTGCACCACCTGGACCGGGAGGATTAGCTCCGGCATTAGCGCCTTGAGCATCTGGGGCTCCCATTCCCGAGGCCGCGAGTTCCTCTCGCTCTCGAATATGATGCTTGATAAGACGTTGGACTTTCGGGGTAAGATCCCGGAATTCCGCGCTTTCTATGTATTCATAGCAATAAGCTAGACGACCTTTGTGCTCCTGGAGTTCCTCGGGCTTGACGTATACATCACCATTGCCCGCGACAATCTCCTCGAAAACTTCCTGTTGACGTTCCCTAGCCCGGTCGTTAATATCATATATTCCCTCAAGATCATTGAGCTTAAGCATTCGGATAATCGTTTTGCCATCAACTCCATACTTCTCGAAGATTGGCATGAGCTGCATGATCTCATCTCGTCGGCTAGTGGGATCTAGACTAAGGCTAGCTCCATATTCAACGACAAGATCGAATCCACTATCAATGTCCGCTCCGCTTATCTCGATACTCTCAAAGGCTTTCTCCTTACCGAGGACACTAACGACCTCGGGGATAGCCCAGTTATCTCGGATGATATTGAGGTAACCCTTATAGACTCCCTCGACAAATTCCACGAACTTATTGAAGAATAATCGACGGATCATATTACCTTGATTGGTAGCATATTGCATACTGAAGCCGCTAGTTTCCCGGCTCTGCTCACCGAACATACTCTCATTTACACCGGCCATGGTATCGATACCAGCGGTTAATCGATCCCGAAGCGCACTCATGTCAGGCGGACTCTGAGGAGGAGATACGTAGTGAGGACCTTGATTTCCGGTGACCTTCATGATAACAGCACTGTCATCGGTGATACTATCATCGGCTATCTCGGAACCTTCAGGAAGTACCATACGGAATACGCCGTGGTTCTTGACATTGTCGAGGGTGATAGTATCGAGTCGATTAACGACGTCTTGGATCTCAACATCATATTCAACGAAACTCTTGCCGTATACCTGGTCATTAACATCAATGTCCGTGAGGATATGGAATGGTAGATGAGCAGTGGGTACGGCATCCTTATCTTCCTGAGGATCTCGGAATGCGAATGGATTCTTCATAATTGGAGTAAGAAGAGTTCCATCCTCAACATACTCAATATAGCGACCGGCCATACCGTTGATCGGGGAACCTTTCTCCCAGTAACACATAACATACACAGGCATATCAAGTAGATTCTGCCGGTCCTTGAATGCATGTCGCATCTTGGTACGTCCATACTTGTCCGTGTTTTCGCATATTTTCTTGTAGTGTTTGGGGTATCGCATACGAGCTTCTTCTTTGCTCATCCACTTACGTTCAATAACATATCGAACCTGAGACCATTCTTTGGCTAATGGATCAAGGAATATATCCCAAGTTGATGTAGCCTCGATGAGGATATCTCCACTCATCTTAAGCTCTCCGGTGCGGGTGTTGATATCGGTCATAACACCCCCCTCTTTATCCCATATGGTTTTCATCCAACCTGTTCCGTAAAGAAGAGTCTGGCCGACAGCTTGATCAACACGTCGTTGCATCTTATACTTCCGGATAGCGTGACGCACTAGACGATCCGCAGCATCCGCCTTACGTCGGTCATCGGTATCCGAGCTAGTTGGACGTACGATTACGGTAGGGGGATTCGCACTCATCTGGGCAGCTAGAAACCGGAGGTTCTTAAATGTATAGTTTACTCCGATAGATCCTGGATCATCGAGATCAATGTAACTAGCTAGATCATTTATATTAACCGCAGCTCCCTCAATGTCACCTTCGCTCAACATACTGTCGTGATAGTAGACGGTAGATTCATTCTTGATCCACTGCTTTTCGAACTTACGACGATAGTCCATTGCATCTAAGGTTATATTCTTGAGATGTTCTTTGGCATACTTCTCGCTCCATTGAAATACTTTAAGTGCCATTACTTATCTCCTTTGTCAATCATCTCAGTCCCATCTTCGGTTCCATCGAAGACTGGAAGTTTAAGTTCACCGGCTGGACTCATCCCCGTATCACACTCCCGGTCTTCATTATGCTTCAGTTTGCACATGGGACATAGAGGTGCCATCTTAGGACGCTTCGTTGGCATAGCCAATGTTATACTTATTTTAAATCCATGGGACATTATCGTTTCCTTTGTAGTAGCGCCTGAAACATAAGGCGTTGTTTTAGTCTTTCTTGTCGTACTCCATACCAGAATGCTCCGTGAATCGGAACTAGAATGAGTAGAGCATACACAGTTGCAAGTAAAATCTCCATTTATATCCCCACATTACTTCGGACGCGCTTACCATTAACTCTATGGAAGCTGCGCCTACGCCTCCGAGTATCAAATGCTCGCTTAAACTTCTCAACTTGACGTTGTTTCTCGTCCCTAGCTTCGTGATGTGCCTTCATTATAGCCTCATCTCGAGTAAGGACCTCAACCTCCTTGGGCTTACTAGGGAGATTATCGATCGCATATTGAAGTGCATCGAGTATATGGTACTTCGTTGATCGTCGTATCCCGGTCTCATCGGCATTCCATTCTGCATCATTCATCTCCGTGAACAATGCATATAGTCGATCACCAAATTTAAGCCAGCCATCTCGCATAGCCTGCTGGACATTGGTGATTAACTCCTTTTTCCGTTGGGCTTTATTATAGACACCCATGTATATGATCTTACGCTTGGCAGCTTCCTTACTAAATCCGGCTGCGGCTGGATCATATACACGTCTTACGATATTGTATGGACGCGATCTCTTCTCAACATCCTCTACTGCATCACTTGGAGCCTTGCCATCCATGTAGTCTGCAATGGTTACCCACCAAAATCCGGTAGATGGATCGCGAGCAAGTAAGATATAGCCCGCTTTTCCGCTTGCGGCAGGGTCCGTGGCCACTAAATGAGGCCATGCTGGGCTATAATTAGATGGTAATCGAGACACATGAAGGCTTTTTTCGAGGTGAAATACCTTCTCTTCGGCTCCCTGCCAAGCTCCTTCAAGGATAGTTAACTGGATCTCAAGACTTAGATGAGCTATCTTTGCCCTCTCTTCTTCCTCTCGACCATAGTATATGGGATTATCAAGCTTACCCATCTGGTATTTAATGCCGATACTCGGATCAACGTTGTCTACCATGTTACGAATCTTTTCATTACGGCTCTTGGGTGTAAATGTTGCAAGACATTGCGCTCGACGACTATCGCAACGGCGATGAAGTTCCTCAATATACTTGTAATCACCCGGCATCTCGTCCAACCAGACGAAATGAGCTACGTATGACTGCACTTTCTCGGCAGCTTCCTTGGCTTTATCATGAGATGTGAAGAGGATTGTGTTGCCATTCTTAGGATTCACTACTTCCTTAATAACTCCACCCTGTTTTTTGGGTTTATCGTAAGATCCCTTAGGTAAATAAGGTTTTATCTTAGTACTCCAGAGCTTTTCTATTTGATCGGTAATCCTTCCGGCCACAATTATCAATAATGGCTCGTCACCCCAGTCAACCCACCTGTGATCGCAGGAATTACAGCTAAAATTATCATGATTCCTCTCAATGTCGTGGCTTTTGCAGAGATTACAGTAAGATCCGTTAGGTCTTTCCCAATATGGGTCTGATTCTAGGAACATCCACGCAGTTCGGCGCGCTCCAATGGTGGATTTGCCACTTTGGTTACCTGCTACTACGTATATATGTAGGTTTCTGCGATCTTTTAGAGGTAATTCTTGCTTAGGACTGGGTTTACTGTCGATCTTATAAGGATCAAAACACGTGTTGCGCTTAATTGCGTCCCGTTTTGCAATAGCCGCAGCTAATAATTTCTTACGTTGGATGTCGCTCATGATTCTCCGATTACCATGCCTGGACTACAAGGGCTTTAACTACAACGATACCGCCTGTGGCAACTACTCGAACAAGAACACCACTTGGAAAATCAGCTTCCTTGAGGCTTATAGATGTCCAGTCTCCGGCATATATAGCTGGAGCACTTCCAACATCCACCCAGTCAGATCCATCAACACTCTCTTGGAGTTTGAAACTTACATTTGGACCTGCATTTCCTTTAATAAATACACTTAATGGACGATTAATATCGCCATTACGTACTGGGATTTTGTTGATTATAATGTCGGTATTCGCATATGATACGGGATTATCTTCATATCCAGCTTTTTTGTATTCTTGACTTCGATATGCCATTACTCATCTCCTGTTATTCTCATGGGTGTATTTGCTCTCTCGGATTTCTCGATCATCCTTATTTTAGCTTCGATTTTTTTTCGTTTAGTTTCGTCCTTAGTCATAGATAGCTCTTGCTTAAGTTCATTAATGTCTTGCTTGGCTTCGAGACCTTCATTATCATCATCGCCATAGCCTAGCCAATTTATTAACCACGGGACCATACCTATCTCAGATTCCTTTTCTGAATTTTTATCTTCACTCATAATGATACTCCAATATCCAATAGTAACGTCCCATCGTTTATTATTCCGAATCCGATACCTATAGGCCCCATCACACTGTAGGAGACTCTTCCATAGTAACGTAGATCGGAAGTCATACCAATTCCAAGACGTAGTTTTCGATGTGTTATTTTATTTGACTCCGATGTATGGGATTCCATTTCGGATTCAACTCTTGATCGTGTTTCAGTTTCGATTGATGCTCGAAGTTCGCTGGATACTTCCGTAGATCTGTTGGTATCCGTGTCGGTTTCCTCGACAATGGTGCCATCAGGCCGTGTTACCTTGCGAGTCTTGACGTGTTGGCTTAATGATTCGTTCATTTTCGATAATGATTCGATCTCAGCCTGGGATTTCGCTATAAGTTCCTCGTACTTCGCCTCTTTCTTGGCTACCATACGCTTATATTCCGTTACGGTCTCGGTTGCCCAGTGGTCATTGGCAATGACAAGGGTAAGTCCCAAACCGAAGCCGACCAGGAGGCTAGATATTCGTGGATATTTCGAAAAAAACTTCATATAAGTCCAAATTTAGCGGCTATACCAGCTAGTGAAGCTAGGATTCCCACTACTATTCCAATTAATTTCCAGTTTATTTTGTTTGCTTTGTCATCGACCGCCTTCTCGAGGAGGTCAGTGCGATAAATATGATATTTGAGGTCAGCTTCCACACTCGCTAGGGTTTTAGTTTGTTCATCCTGCTTCTCATTTAAGCTCTTGAGCATCTCAAATATCATATCATCACGTTTCATATCTTGTCCTTAGCATATCACATTATCCTTCCTTAGGTAAGATATACTTATAGTATATCATAACACACCGAGTTTGTCAAGCATTTATTTCATCATCCGGATCTCCGATCCAGGTTCCGCTTAACTTCTTCTTCTTGGAACGGTACTTCTTAATATTCTCTAGTAACTCATCTTTCTCTTCCTCATTGTCGCGAGGCTTGGATGATTTGTCTTTCTTACTCATAATATCTCCTAAAGTCCTAATATAATAACTCGAATGCCTGCCGGAGGCAGAGTGCTGACCGTAATATCAATACTATTATTGTCAACAAGCTCCACCTCGTCGGGAAGTATCATTCGATTTGTTGTTAGATTATACAGGGTTACCTGAACATCCTGAGTGCCGAGGTTATGGGTAAACGTTCGGGTAGTCAGAGTTGTCCAAGTTTCCTTGTGACTGACTATAAATTTTCCTTTTATCCTCGACATTCAGAGTTCCTATGGTTTGTAGATGTACTTAATTTGTACGGTATCACCAGCTTCTAGGGCCGCTGCACCACCTGCAGCAAGATCACCTAGGAAGGTAACTCGAGTAAATCCGCCACCATCGGCAATACTAAAGTCAGCTCCTTCACGTTGGGCAGGTCCGCCATCAGGTAGGAAGTGAAAAGAGCCTGCAAGACCAAGGTTAGCCACATCAACATAACCGTTAGTTACATCACCAGCTAATAATGTAAAGTTCTCAGTAACGGTATCCGCAGTTTGGATGGCATTTATATTACCATCAAGCTTCTCGATAGCGACCTCGATAGTATCGCCGATTGTTACTGTACCCGGAGCTGAGGCATATCCGGCAGATAGAACAAAGCTCTCAGCATCGACATTGGAGGATAACTGAAGCTCGTCTACTCCACCATCAGTGATTTTAAGTCCAGTTCCGGCCTTGGAAAGTGTGGCCCCATCGAGCTCAAGAGCTAGTTGATTAGTAACAAAAGCAAGGCCCTCGCCATCGTGATCTACTGTGACAGTTGTTCCGGTAACATTAACACCATCACCGCCGAGGATAGTCTGGTTAGCTCGGATTGTGAAGGTTATATCATCAACACCAATGGTAGTTACGGTTCCGTATTGTACGAAGCTGTATCCGCTGTACTCTGTACCCTCTTGAGCCATAGTGTATGCACCATGAACTTCGTCCTCAGGAGTTAAACTGTCAAAATCACTTGAGCGAGCCCAAGCACCCGCAGCTACGTCATATATACCATTCTCACTGGCATCGGTTTGTTGCCAAACAAGAACTCGGTCTCCAGCAACTAGGATAACACCATCGATAGTTTGCGCTCCTGACAATGTGATGTTTCCAGTAGTAGCAACTCGTACGGCTTCTTTAGGCGCCAGTCCCTCCTGAAGGGCTTCCATATCCTTTTTGGTAACAACGTCATTAGAATTAACCGCACTAGAGGATACTTGAGGATGACTCAGGAATTGGAGGATGTCACTGGTGTCGAGCTTGTAAAGATCAACATCAGCACTTCCGGCATTGTTTCTTGCTCGGAAGGCGCCATCATTGGTAAGCCTCATCTTGACTTCGGTAACCGCATTGTCAGAAATAAATTTAGTTTTAATTGTACTCATCTAGATCTCCTACTTATAGAGTATTGTGATAGTTTCACCAGATTCGGCTGGCAATCCAAGAAATGTTAATTGATTAGCAGTTACGCTAAAGTCAATTCCGTATATTTGATCCGGTGCCCCTTCGTACTTTACTACGGTACTAGTAGGCTCCGTTGGTGTCGCAGGTAGTAAAATATATCCATTACTTACATCAGTGGGAGTTACAACTACAGTATGGACAATGTGTCCACCTCCCGATCCCCCAGATTGACCTGGAAGATCCACGTAAAATAAAATGTGACCGTCGCTAGAGTCACTTAGCAGTACAGTACCCAGAGGCTCCCCGAATGCCACGTCAGACAGGGATCCAGTCCCATCTCCATATAGGAGTGTTTCGGCCACCCATCCACTAGTATCGAATCCCCCAAAGTCTCCCATGGAGGCAACATAACCAAGCTCTCCATTAGGGATATCATCAACCACAATGCCAAGACGCTTGTCCGATACCGGATTAAGACTAAGCTCCACTAGCATAGTTCCGTTATATCCCGTACGTTTAACAATACTACCTTTGGTTAGAGTAGCCCCGGTGTTGTTAGTAGCCTTATATTGAGCAGGCTCATGAAGACCTCGGCCTGTAAAGTTCTTATGTAGACTCATCCATAAACCTTTCAAGATCCTTAGGAGTAATTATATCAGGATCCTTTTCCCACTTCTTTTCAAAAACCTCAGTAAGAATATAATAAACTAATTCACTACATATCATTTTACGAGATTTATCTCCAAGAGGATTCGACTTTAATCCAAAGATAATAGCAATAAGAATACCAATGATCTGGATAAATCCATAACTAGTTCCGCTTCGGCCCATTAAATATGGAAGAAACTTCGAGTGGTATGTTCGAGTACTTATGTCCATCTCCCATTCTCGATATATCTCGTTATTCGCATGCCAAATATCTCCGCCAACGAATTTAATACTAGATCCACTGGCTTCATATACAGCATCGAATCCCCAACTAGTTTCCCACCTTACATAGCAATGTGAATATGGAGTTCGAAGGATAGTTCGTATTCCCTTAGAATATATATTATTTGATTTTGGTGTTGATAAGCCAACGTAGATTTTCTTGCTCATACGTCGTCCTTGTGCTCATGTAGTCTTAGGTTTCCGTATACTTGAACAGCATTAGCGGAAGGATTATTAAACTCGACTCGAATATAAAGTCCGCCGTGTATTATGGCCGGATATCCTGGAGTTTCTCGGTTAAGAGTGTCGGGGTGGATATTCCAATCAAAGGCAAATTGATTTAACGTGGTATTAGCTGGAGCATAAACTGCGTCCTTATCAACAACTTTTAGGTCGGCCTTACAACCAAATATCTTAGTTCCTAGCCATATCTCAGAGCCATCCATTGCCCTCTCTTCGGGAATTGAAACATCATAAGAAGTTATTTGTCCAGCTGGGGCCGAAAACTCAAATCCGCGACCACGAAAAAAATAATCATCAGTAACTGCAAATGGTTTAAGAACAACTTCAGTGGCCTCTGGACCAGCTTGATCTTTAAGCCCTGCATCATAGAATTTAGATTCTTTAACGTTCCACCGATAGTTACGAGTAAGATGTAACCCAACATCAGCAAGTGGGGAGGTTACTTCCATATAGGTATTAGTATCTGGATTTAAAACATTAGGGGCAGGCTCTCCCCAAAGTAAATGATCGCTTATTCTTACGAGACATTGAGTGTTACTCATGATACCCTCCAATATGTTATGCGTGATTCTTTAATTGTCATAGTGGCAGCTCCCGATACTTTACCATATTCTGCATTTATAGTTACACTAGCATCAGCTAGAAGTGTAAATTGATTAAATGGAGTCCAAGATATTTGATTATTAGCATCTTTAGGTTCCTGTTGAGTATAGCTGGATACTACGGAATCTACTGTTATTTGTGCAAAGTAAATCTGACTAGGAGATCCTCCTGCCAGAGTCATAAAATTATCAAGGCGATAAGTACCGGCGGGAAGTACGGGGGTAGTTATGGTGTGATAGATAACAGGCGTTGTACTAGCCGAACTCTCATCTCCAACCTTAGTAACAAAACTATAGTCCGAACCAAATACATTTCCGCCAGCGTCTTGCTTATCATCAATTAGTTCATTTATCTGAGCGGCGGTTACATTAAGATTTAGGGGTGTAGTGTCCGGGTGAGCGGCTGCCGAGGTACTTTGAGCTCCCCGAACAACTGTAAGGGTTTGACTCACTATATTAGTTACTTCGATAATCTCATTCTCAATAGTAAGATATACAGGTAAGATGCTGGATATAGGAGATAGACTTCCTGTAACATTAATCGAAGTATCGCCGGAACCTATAGCTCCATCGAGAAGAACTTGAAAATTATTTGCTGCTTTATGAAATGCCATAGTCTATCCTAAAAGAACAATCCGTCCGGTAACCGGGGAATTGAAAGTGAATGTACAGGAATTAAAGTCCAAGGAATCTTCTCTAGTATAAGTTGAAGGATCAACTTTACTGGGAGCGCCTGCTATTAAAAGTCCCGTTCCAAATCGACGAACATTAAATTGTTCCTCGTTATATTTATTATCTTCGTACGATATAAGAAGCTCAAGAACAACATCAACCGGAACTTTACCAAAATTATGTATAGCAGTTGTTACGGTGGCTCCAGCTATATCAATCTCATATCGGAGCGCACTTTCACCAGGAGGGCCCTCGGGACCAGGCGGCCCCGGAACCCCGGTGTTTTTGGCTTCAATGATTGCGTCTTTAACATCGGTCGCAGCAAAGCCTGGATCGAGGAATGGAAAGTTTTCCGGTACGAGCTCGTACTCCTCTGCCCATTCAAGTTCGACTCCATTTCGTTCTGCGATTTTAGCTTTAACGTAATCTGGCATACTTAATCCTATATACTATTTCGCTTTAGAAACTTCACTTCAGCATGAAGGTCCGTCGCGTTCTTAGCATATCCGGTTCTCCAAACATACGCACCTGATCCCGGAGGAATGGTTGTAGTATGAGTGGCACCGTCCCAGAAATAAGTATCCCCAGCCGTAGCTCCCACTAAAATACCAGTAACGACATTGTCATTAGCTAGTGCTGTAAACGACGCCGCGGCGGCTACCGAGGCATCAGCAAGTCCTACTGCTCCTTTATTGGTTGACAGCGTGACTACGTCAGCACTATCCGCCGAGCTTATGTAAACAAGGTCTCCCTTACTTACACCAGAACCGCCAGCGTCTGCAACGTAACTTACACCCTTACCTGTTGAGGCCGCAGCGATTTCCGCTAAAGCGCCCTCGACACTAACGGCAGTGAAATTTCCAGCAGCATCCTCAATGCCGATAAGGCTTGCACCCTCGCCATTGGCTGTACTGTCAAGCTGCCCAAGTGGAACGGCGTCCGTTGCGGCAGTAGCATCAGCAAGACCAGTTAACTTATTGTTTCCCATGGATTGGTCACTTGAAAACGCTCGAGTACCATCTACCAATATATATTGGGTATGATCATCATCGAGTAATCCGGAAAGACTTCCATGATCAATAACCGAAGCATCTATCATGGTGTTACTAATCTTACCAGCCGCATCTAGTACAATAGGCTTACCTGCATCGCCAACACCCGCACTGGTATTAACGTGATCGGACTCCTCGAAAGCACCGGCACTTTCTTCGTAAAATCCTTCGGCATCAACGAATAAAAACTTTTTACTCATTAATATCTCCTTCTCTTATGGGGTCTACTTCCCCAGTTAGTGGGTCATATGCAAACCGCGTTCCTTCCTCAAAACCTAACCTCTCGCATACTGATTTGTTAAAATCAATGTGAGTTTTTTTGTGCTCTTTAATTTTTCTTGTTTTGTCTCCGGCATCACGTGTAGCTAACTTAATCTTCAGGTTGGCCTTCTCCATTTCAGATTGGTGTAGCCGCTGTTCCAGTTGTATTAGGTTCAGCTCAAGATTTAATTTTTGTAGAGTCCATGAAGCTTCCTCGTAGCGACGAAGTTCGGATTCGGTTAAAGATAGCGGTTTGTCACTCATTATATTTCCTATAGTGATTTAACTTTTCGCATCTCAATATTGACTGAGATGGAAGTTGAACTAATAGCATTCCCTAGCACTTGCCAGTGTCCTGAGGGAGGTTTAGTTGTTGTTAGACTACCCGTAGCACTTACCCAAAGAGGGAGTCCACGAGTTAGTCCAGTTGATATATTTTCAAGGATGCCCATTGTAATAACAGTACAGCGGGTATCGCTTGACTTAGCATTTATAATTCCGACAACGAGTCGGTTATCATAGACATTGGAGGTTAAAGATTCTACGGACCCATCATCAGTTTTGCTAAATACGACCGGATCTCCAACACTCTCGCTGGCGGTACAGTCGGCGTTAAATCCAACGGGTACGGTAGTCTGGCATGCATCAAGGATAACGGTCATTCATCATCCTCTACAACGACGTTACCATCCTCGTCGGTAACAATCTGGTGCCCTGCCTCTACCCATTTACATGCAACCGGATCATAAAAGAAGTTAAGATTACCCAGTGCGTTACGATCGGAGGTGGCTATCTTATTGATCATCTCGAGTATAAGATCCTTGATTTCGCCATCGGTACGCGCTCGAATGACAGCATCAAAATTTCCGGTCAATGGATTAAATACGTAAGGCATTAAGTTGTTAGTACTCCCTCAATGTCACGACCTTGATCATCAAATGTCAGTGTCACAGTAGCTAGTATCTTTGAACTAGTTCCGGCGTAATAGCGATAGGTAGCCATATAACCTCCCTCCATAGTATCAGCATACTCAACGGTATATCGATCATACTTCTTGGGGGCCATTGTTCCAGCATTAAAACTGACGCTACTAGTTCGAGTGCTCATTCACTCTCCATCAAAACACAAAGGGCCTCTTCTTGCTCGGGATTTAACATCTCCGACAGTCCACTTAATCCCAGCTTCATGTGCATCTTCTCATGCCGAAGAACTCGTTTTGCTATTTCGTCATCTAAGGATTGCTCAACTCGAATTGTTCTCGTAGTAAGATTGCAATCTCCATAGAGTATTTCGTTGTTTCGATTCCCTTCTTCTTTTAAATCTGTAAAGTTAACTTTACACCACTGCCCCAGAATCTTTACTCTCTCAGGTCGTTTCATTTAATCCTCCACTAGCCTTAGCAATATATTCATCGAGAGCCTTCGGATCATCCGGAATACTCTCGTCGAGGTATTTAACTTCAACCTTATTCTTCTTAACTTTACCAGCTATCTCAACGAGGAGTTTCGCGGCACTAAGGCGGTCGCTATCCTTTTCACCGGTATACATTATCGAGCCTATTACTCCAAGGGCAGCATTAGCTAGAGCCTCGGCCTCGTTGTCGAAGCTCCGAGTATCAAGGAACCAGGCTCGGAATCGTTCGTTGGACCACCACTTCTCGACCACACTACGTCCGGTGATCTGGACGGCAAAGGCAGCGGTTATCGTGGATGGAGTTGGACCATCCGCTAGAGCGGCTTGGAACTCAGCTTTAATCATACGCTGATCGGATGTCGGTTTAAAGAGATCCGCGCTCTCGATTATCTCGCTTATAACTTTACTGTCGGTCTTGGTTACTTTCATTATAGCTCCATTAAGTGGTGGGCAGTTTGGTTCTTGCCCAGGAACCGGGGTGGAGGAGGTTCCCCGAAACCAATTAGTCATCCCATTTAGAGGGGGGATCAGCTATAATATAGACCTCCCGTTTCCCTCGTCCGGATAGCCCCTTATCTCGATCGCTCTCCGTCATTACCCTCTTCTCGAGTTCCTTTTGAGCTTTCTTCTCTTTTTCCTTGTCTCGCAATACCTGCTTCTTAATTAACCTTTCAAGGGTCTCTTCGACGTACTCATCCGTCAGTTCTTGGGGAACTACTTCCTCGGGCTTGGATATCGCCCCTCTAATTTTATCTTTATTCTTGAGGATATATTTTGTTATTTTGCCAATAATGGATTTACTCAACTTAATTCTCCTAGAATTCAATATCATTAAGGGATTCGCGGATACCCATTCGGGGACGCTTCCATTCCGGCTCACGGATACTTAGCTTGGCATTCTTGCGATTCACCATGAGATCGGTGATGATGCCATACTTTTCCATCCATTCTAGGGTGTCAAGTAGGCGGGAGGGGCGTACATGCAGCTTTCGGGCCATCATGCTCATGTTTATATGGATAACTCCATTGTCGCGAGTGATCGAGGGATCTTGGCTATAAAAGAGCTCAACTATTAAACGTCCAGCAGATGGTCGATATCGCATAATCTTTCCTCCTATTATCCATTATATCATAAACGACCCGGAATGTCAAGGCCTAATTTAATGTATTGTCACAAAAAAGTATACATATTTGTGACATATAGGTAAAGGGGTTGTTCCGTAGTTCGTTTGCCAAGGTAAGTTCGTTGCGCTCACTTACCTAACCACCTTAGTATACACTAAGGATATCATATTTCAGAGCGAATGTCAAGGACTTTTTTCGTACAACATGGTGCATGGGCCCCATTTATCGATTTGCACGTTCCTTGTACACTTACCATTTAGTGGGTATTTCCAGGAATATTAAGGACTTACATGCGTAGCCGCGACATTGAGGTGAATATACTACCATGTTCGCCTTAATATTCCGTAGATTATGGTGGTAGGACCCTCCCCGAAATCCCCCTCGAGTGTGGGATTGAGTGAGTCTATAT